GGTGTGGAATTTAGGATACCCATTTGTATGACATATATTGTTAGATTTCCAACTATAATTTGGTCTGAGAATAAGAAAGAGTTTGTAAATTCTTCAAACAAAGCTTCAAATAAATATATTCAACAAGCTAGAAATACACCCGAAGCAAAAGAATGGATAAAAAAAAATAAAGATTTTGGACGTTCTTATCACTCAGTAAGTTTATTACACGACAATAATTTTTTAGATTTGAGAAATTATGTTGGAGAAAAAGCTTTAGAGATAATGAATGAAAGTGGTTATGATATGTCTCTTTATAAATTATTGTTTACTGAAATGTGGGTTCAAGAATTTTCTAAAAAAGGTGGAGGACATCACAATGCGCACGTACACTGGAATCAACATGTTTCAGGTTTTTATTTTTTAAAAGCTTCTGATAAAACATCTCATCCTGTTTTTCACGATCCTAGAACAGGTGCGAGAGCAACCACTTTACATATGAAAAAAAATTTAGAGGGTGTTTGGGCAGGACACGATACTTTTTATGTTAAAGTAAAACCAGGGGATTTAATATTGTTTCCAGGTTATGTCCAACATGAATTTTCCGTAGATCACGGAAAAGAACCTTTTAGGTTTATACATTTTAATCTTCAAGCAGTTCCAGATTCAGTAGTAAAAAATGAACTTTAAAAAAAATAAATACTGTATTATTAAAAACGCAGTTTCAAAAGAAATTGCAACTTTGTTATACAATTATTTTTTAGTTAGAAAAAAAACATACGATACTATGAAAGAGTATCGATATATATCTCCTTTTGAAAGAGGTTTTGGATATTATGAAACACAGGAAGAACAAATTCCAAATACTTTTGCAACTTATGGAGATGTTTTGTTTGATGTTTTAATGTTAAAGATACAACCTATTATGGAAAGGTCAACAAAATTAAAATTACAACCTGCTTATACTTATGCAAGAATTTATAAAAAAGGTGATGAATTAAAAAGACATAAAGACAGATTCTCTTGTGAGATATCAACCACAATGAATCTTGGTG